AAGTCCGCAAGAAAGCGGATTGTTCACGAATGACTTCTTCACTAAAACCCGTTCTCGCAGCCATAACTTCAATCATGGCAGGGACATCTTGTACTTGTTGGGGCCAGGCCCCCCCTGTAGTTAGCCAATAAGGTTTTTCCTTGTCAACCGATTTACGCATTCTCCGCACTTCCTCTGCCTCAGCAGTTGGTTCGAGGATGCGGACGACCATATTTGCATAGTCACTGATGATTGGTGTTAAACCATCAGTCACCAAGTACCCGGAAACGCGATCAATGGCCGCAGATGAAAGCGGAATATTGGGATCGCGACTAGTAAGATGCAACTTACGCATCGTACGAATCGGGTCTTGGAAGCTAGTAATTGAGCTAGTTGGTCGTGGGAAGACTCTCGCTAGAAACGTGACACCAGTTTCAGGAAGAGTTGATTCCAGTTTGAGGTCCATACCTATGGCGACGGCAGCTGCACTAAATGCTTTGCCGAACTGCTTGTCAAACAGTGAATCGTCACCAAAGGCTAAACCAATCAAACGATAAGCGTGGTCGGGGGTTAACTCAGGGAGTGTATTGCGAACAGCGCAATATTGCAGGAAGCCGTTAAGGACGGTATTAAGATCACAGGTCGTTGGGGAACCACTTTTAACCCCAACGCCGGGATCATAACGAAAGCCAAAGCTCTTTGCACGAGCTGGACAGGCAATCAGCATATCTGTCAGAGTTGTCAACTTACTCATATATTCCAAACGGAAATAACGATGGTACACAGCATTCATGACATGACGTTGAGCCCACTCGGAAACTGACCCGTCAAAATTGCTAAAATCACCTTCTAATGGCACCGCTACATTTGAACAGTACTCGACGACTTTCTCAGCAATCTGACGTGGGGTTAATCCGGGGCAAAACCAATGATGGTTTCTTTCGTCATGCAACACATCATCACGGAATTTAAGAGTGAATTGTGACAGAGTTAATAAGAACCGCATATCCGGGAAAGATGAAATAATTCGACCGGGTTTGTTAGTTGGTTCATTTTTCAGGAAACACTCGATCATACGTCGAGCGGGCATTTCTGCAGTCTCCCAAATCTGCTTGATCGCTAGAACTTGAGTTGGTTTATCCAACATAGCAGCGGTTTCTTCCAAATCGTATGGTATCCCTTCATGTGGTATGGGAACTACGCAACGCACGAATTCTTCGCAATAGTTTTGGTATTTGCGAGGTGGAGTTTTATTATTTTTAACGTGCGTGATACGCGCATCAATCGAGCAACTCAAACTTTCCCAACGTTTAATCATCGGGACCATGTTCTCATCGCTGACTAACGGCTTGGAATATGACCGAAAACTAGTTTTAGCTTCGTCGGCTTCCATGGCAGCTGGCCAGTGGACAATAGGGCCAATAGGTTTTATGACCCTCGGACATTGCGGTAGGGTTGGCACAGTTTTATTGAAATATTGCATGACC